GTCTGAGGGCGGTAGAGGACTTAGAGTATTATACTATAAGCCTACTTCTACTCCCATACTAGGGTGACTTAGAGTTACTACTATATAGTATATCCCCTCAAGCGACAATTCATTATACCAATAAAACACTACTTAGTCAATAATAAAGTGTTTTTTTAAACAATAATAAAGTGATTGCCTTTTCTATCAATAAATGTTACAATGTATGGATTAGGCATTCTTATTGGAGTGCTTATGAAAAGTCTTAATCTCTACTACATTAGAGCCGCCATCGAAGCGAAAACAGGCCAACGGCTAGATTTCCCCACTATTAGAAGACTCCTAGTAGAAGAGAAGCTTATTACCAAAAAAGAATTAGATGCCAATCCAATGGCTCATAGATTCAGAGGCTATGGTGCTTACTTCTTCACAGAAGAGAACTCCGTAGACATACCCCCAGAACCCCAACGATTTGTACCAACTTATTATATTGAGGAAGAGTTTGATGAATAAAAAATATGCGAATTGCGGAGCCAGTGTAGCACCTGCAGGAAAGAAAGCCAAAATGTATGGCGGTGGCATGGCTATGAAGAAAAAGAAGAAGCCTTCTTATAACATGGGCGGCATGGCTGAGAAGAAGAAATCAGGAATGGTATCAGGAAACATGGGAATAAAGAACCGTTAGTATCTAATGAGTTCTTCGGGGGGAGAGAATGCTTGCAGAACTCGCTGCTTGTTCAGCAGCATATACTACTATCAAGAAGGCGATTTCTCAGGGCCGGGAACTAGTAGATGTAGGAAAATCCATTGGGGCTTTTGTATCTGCCGAAGAAGATCTCAAAGCCAAGGTTGAGAAGAAAAAGAAGTCCGTTTTTACCAAAGTCTTAGGTAAAGCAGGTGATGACTTTGAAGAGTTTCTCGCCTTGGACAAACTCAAGGAACAGAAGCGCGAATTAGAGTCGCATATGCGGCTTTTCGGAAGACCAGGATTGTTCGATGATTGGGTATCCTATCAGGGTCAGATGCGAAAACAGCGTAAGGAAGCCTTGCGTAAGAAGCAGAAGGAAGCCGAAGAATTACGAGAGATGCTTACTTGGATATTTATAATCGTAGTTCTCTGGGGTGGTATCTGTGGAACAGCTTACTGGTGGTTTTTTACTTAAATGTGGTTTCTAGTTTGGCTTCAATTTATGCATGGCGAGTTTGAGTACTACCATATCGCCACCTTTGGATCTGAAGAAGTATGTCAGGCAGAATTAGCTAAGTCCAAAGTCTTAATTACCAACTCAGCAAGTTCAGTAGAATGTTTCGAGGTAGATAGAAATGGCTAGAAAAAAGAAGAAGATACCTGCAAGCCGCAAGTATGCCAACGGCACTACCTACAAAGACTCTACAGGAAAAACCCATAAGAGAACCTCTGCCAAAGGAACGAAGCGCGGAGATGCCTACTGCGCCAGAAGTTCAGGACAAAAGCAGACTGAGAAAGTCAAAGTCAGGCGTAAGGCTTGGGGCTGTAGAGGTAAAAAGTCCGTAAGAGGATAAGATGAAACTCCTCAGTCATGGGTCAAAGCACACGCTCTACGATGATCAGGGCTTTGTACTTATTATCACTAAAACAAAATCTATAGTCTTAAATTTTGTGGAAAAAAATAATGGCAGCAAAGAAGAAAAAGAAAAAAGACGCCTGTCACAGAAAAGTTGAAAGGGTCATGCCTAAAACGTCTGCGTACAGGTCAGGGCATATAGTTCGTTGCCGCAAAGTCGGTGCTAAAAACTACAACATCGGCGGTAAGAAAAGTGGCAGCAAGAAAAAAGCCTAGCAATCTTAACGATTGGTTCAAAAAAAATAACGGCAAGGGATGGGTTAACTGTAAGACAGGTGGCCCTTGTGGACGTAAGTCTAAAAAAAGTGGTGGTTCCTATCCTGCGTGTAGACCTTCTATGGCGCAGTGCAAAACTAAAAAGGGCAAAGCCGCTACTAAAAAGAAGACTTCATCCAAAAGAGTCAGTTGGAAAAAGAAAGCATAGTTAAATGATTTTAGGAGCCATACTAGCTTGTATGATGCCATACGACGCCACGACTTGCACAGTGGTTGCTTGGGAAAAGCAAATGTTCATGGACATAGCTTCTTGCCAACAAGAGATGACTAATTTTGCAGAATACACAGCAAATAATTTTCAAGTACTGGTTAGACCTTACTGTTTCAAATTACCAACTAACTCAATTTAAGGACTTAAAATGGATGAACGACTGTCTCGCGTAGAGGATAAAATTGATAAATTATCGGAGGCAGTCATAGAAATGGCTAGAGTAGAAGAGCGAGTAGTCTCTGCTTTCAAGAGAATGGATACCATTGTCGAGTATCAAGGCAAGATGGATGACAGGCTTGATGAGATGGAGCGACAGGCTTTGGTCAGAGGCCAGAAGATAGCTTTTGCTGAGAGGTTCTTCTGGATGATTTGTACAGGAGCCGTAGGTCTAGCCTTCGTATTTTTGAGGTAATTATGGAAGACACCAAAGTATTAACGGATAAGCAACAACTCTTTCTAGAAGTCTTGATGACACCTGAGTGCAAGGGCAACATCAGACTAGCGATGAAAGAAGCAGGTTACGCAGATACGACAAGCCTATCGGCTGTTGTAGGACCGTTACAGAAAGAGATTAACGAGAAGGCATCTATGATGCTTGCTATGAACGCTCCTAAAGCCGCTTGGGGGCTTTCAGACGTTCTAGATAACCCAGAGGCTATGGGAGCCAGAAACTCTATTGCAGCGGCTGCACAGATACTGGATCGAACTGGGCTGGTTAAGAAAGAACAAGTAGAAGTGAATAATACAGGCGGTGCTATGTTTATCCTACCACCGAAGAGCGAAGATTGAGCAAGTGGCCTAACCGCACAAGACCTAACAAGACTGCCAAGATGCCTTATGCTTACATAGCCTCTGAGGACGATCCTCTGGTGCTTGTTCCTGATCAGGATAAGGTAGACCTAGTAGAACAGGCTATGGACTACCTAGAGGAAGGAAATAGCTCTAGGAAGGTCACTGCTTGGCTAGTAAGTAAGACCGGAGATAAGCTCTCCCATCAGGGTATGAATCTTATTTGGAATAGGTTCAGAGGCAAAGGTACAGAGAACCCCTCTAAGCGTCTAAAAGAGATGGCTAAGACAAGACGCAAGAACAAGCCTAAAACCCTAGAAGAAAAGAAATTAGCTGCAGCAAAACGTAAGCAGACAGATGCTAAACGTAGACTGACTATGGCTAAGAGAGATCTTAATAAATTATCGCCTGAAGAGCCTACGATCTCTTGCAGCCTTGATTTTGATGTGATAGATAAACAGAAGCAGGAACAGGAAGTCATATTCGCCCCTAACGAGGGTCCACAGACAGAGTTCTTAGCAGCATCCGAAAGAGAAGTTTTATATGGTGGAGCCGCTGGTGGCGGTAAGAGCTACGGCCTACTAGCAGACCCAATGCGTTACTTCTCAAACGCTAATTTTAATGGGCTTATTCTTCGTAGAACTAATGACGAACTTAGAGAGCTTATTTGGAAATCTCAGGAACTATATCCCAGAGCATTTAAAGGAGCTAAGTGGGCTGAGAAGAAGTCACAGTGGACGTTTCCTTCAGGAGCAAAACTCTGGCTTACATACCTTGAAAGAGATCAGGATGTACTCAGATACCAAGGTCAGTCATTTAGTTATATAGCGGTAGACGAACTTACTCAGTATGCCACTCCCTTTAGCTGGAATTATTTAAGATCCCGGCTTCGTACAACAGACCCTACTCTGCCAGTTTACATGAGAGCTACCACCAATCCAGGTGGTATAGGAATGGGATGGGTAAAACGAACCTTCATAGACCCTGCCCCACCCAATAAGAAGTTTGTAGCGCAGGATATCGATACAGGGGATGACCTAGTATATCCCGAAGGACATGAGAAAGCAGGAGAACCACTATTCTACAGGCGCTTTATTCCAGCCAGATTATCGGACAATCCCTACCTCATGGAAGGCGGTCAATATGAAGCTAACCTACTTTCATTACCTGAGATGCAAAGGCGGCAACTTCTTGAAGGCGATTGGGGAATTACGGATGGAGCAGCTTTCCCAGAGTTTAGGCAAAAAGATCATGTCATTGAACCATACGATATTCCGACTGATTGGACCAGATTCAGGTCATGTGATTATGGCTATTCTAGTTTTAGCTCAGTTCATTGGTTTGCTATTGACCCTAACTTCGACACCTTAGTTTGCTACAGAGAATTGTATGTAACTAAACATACAGGCCGTGACTTAGCCAGAGCCGTACTAGAGGCCGAAGGTGGTGAAAAAATACAGTATGGAGTTCTAGACTCCAGTTGTTGGCATCAGAGAGGACAGCTAGGTCCATCGATTGCCGAAGAAATGATTTCTCAGGGATGCAGATGGCGTCCTAGTGACAGATCAAACGGAGCAAGGATAGCAGGAAAGAACCGACTGCATGAATTGTTTAAAGTAGATGAGGAAACAGGTCTAGCTGGCATACAATTCTTTAATACATGCCGACAGGTAATAGCGGATTTCCCTATTATACCCACAGACCCCAAGGGCGGTGATGACATTGACCCAAGAACCTCTCAACAAAGACATACCTACGACTCTATCAGGTATGCAGCCATGTCCAGACCGAAGGCATTTAGCCCCTTTGACTTTGGTAATGGCATACCACAACAAAGTTGGCGTCCAGCCGACGCAATATTTGGATATTAAATATGGCCTTGATGGATAAACCTCTACCGGAAGACGTAACTGACTCAGATCTTGCCATTCCTTTGGACGAAACTGGGGATGTAGAAGCCGAAAATACAGAATACTCTGGTGCAGTAAGCTTTATTAAAGACCAATTTAGACGTTCAGAAGAAGCAAGACGAGTAGATGAGGAGCGATGGTTAGATGCTTACCGTAATTATCGTGGCTTATATTCGTCGGAAGTACAATTTACTGAAACTGAAAAGTCCAAAGCATTTATTAAGGTTACTAAAACAAAAGTTCTCGCTGCATACGCCCAAGTAGTAGACGTACTTATGGCTGGGTCTAAGTTTCCTATTGGAATAGAGGCTAGACAGTTTCCTAATAACGTAGCTGACGCTGTTTCGATGGACCCAAACAAGCTTACTGAAGAAAAAGTCAAAGAAGAAGCTGGTGTAGACTACAAAATCTCCAATAATATTGTTCGTCCGGACATTGCCAAGGATCTAGGCATTTATAAAGAGGATTTAACTCAAATACAGGACGATTTAGAGCTTGGTGCAGGTAAAATGCCAGGGTCTATAACCTACGAACCCGCGAAAAGAGCCGCCCAGAAGATGGAAAAGCTCATGCACGATCAATTAGACGAGTCAGAAGCCCCAAAACACCTCAGATCTATGGCTTTTGAGACTTGCCTCTTTGGTAGCGGCTGTATGAAGGGTCCATTTGCCCAAACTAAAGAATATCCGCGCTGGACAGAGGATGGTGACTACGATCCGGTAATGGAAACTATACCTAAAGTAGAATATGTCTCTATTTGGGATTTTTATCCAGATCCTGACGCCAGAAACATGTCTGAGGCAGAGTTTGCTATACAACGCCATAGAATGAACCGCACTCAGCTTAGATCTCTAAAGAAAAGACCGCATTTTCGTTCAGAATCCATAGAATTAGCTCTAGAATATGGCCCAGATTATACCAGAAGCTACTGGGAAGAGGCTCTAGAGGACGATGGGATCTCTCCAGAGATGGAAAGGTATGAAGTTTTAGAATATTGGGGCATTTTAGACACCGATTTAGCTGAAGAAGCCGATATAGATATTCCGAAGGATTTACGCCAAAAAGACGAAATTCAGGTCAATATTTGGATTTGTAACGGTCAAATCCTTAGATTAGTACTAAATCCCTTCACTCCTAACCGCATTCCTTACCTATCAGTTCCTTATGAGCTAAACCCTTATTCCTTCTGGGGCATTGGTGTAGCTGAGAATATGACAGATACACAACTCTTGATGAATGGCTTCATGCGAATGGCAGTCGATAATGGAGCTTTGTCTGGTAACCTATTGATAGAAATAGATGAAACTAATTTAGTTCCAGGCCAAGATATGTCTATATATCCAGGCAAAATTTTTAGGAGACAGCAAGGCGCACCAGGCCAGAGCATACATTCCCACTCGTTTAAGAACGTCAGCCAAGAGCTATTAATGATGTTTGATAAGAGCAGACAACTAGCTGATGAGGCTACTGGTATTCCATCCTACTCACATGGATCGGGAGCCGTTGGCGGCGTTGGTAGAACTGCTTCAGGTATGTCGATGCTCATGGGAGCCGCAGCGCAAAATATTAAAGCGGTGGTCCGGAACATCGATGACTACCTACTCAGCCCATTGGGTAAGAGCCTGTTTGCTTTCAATATGCAGTTTAACTTCGACAAAGAATTAGTAGGAGACTTGGACGTTAAGGCTAGAGGTACAGAGAGCCTTATGCGTAATGAAGTTCGTAGCCAACGCCTACTACAGTTCATGCAAATGACAGGCAATGAGCAGATGGCTCCTTTCGTGAAATATGACTACATACTCAGAGAACTAGCAGCATCGATGGACTTAGACGAAGACAAGATCCTCAACGATCCTAGAGAAGCCGCTATCCAACAACAAATGATGGCTGAGATAAAAGCCATGATGCCAGATCCACCAGCGCCACCTACTTCAGTCCAAGCACAAGGATCACCAGCGCAGGGAGTACCTGAAGGCGCACCAGTACCCCAAGCACCGGAACCAGATGCCCAAGGATTTACAGGGGGCGGTGGTGGAGACAATGGCGGTAACCAACCACAACAACAAGCTGCACCACCTATTCAATAAAAGATCTATTAATGGATAAAGAATTTTACAGAAATCTTTTGATTTTGGTGAACGATAAAGATCAGTTCAAATGTCTACAAGATTACGCAGAAATCAGAATTAACCTTTTACTTCAACAGCTATCTACAGAGCGAGACATGGACACCATTGTTCGCTTTCAGGGCGCAATAGCAGAGCTAAGACGCTTTAGCACACTGCGCGAAGAAACTCTCAAAGGGGCTGAATGATGAATGAATTATTTACTATTTATTTTATTAACTGATTTAGGAACTCCTTTTATGGATGAA